AGATGGCTGGGATGAGGAGAAATTCTTCTATTGGGCAGAAGCTAATGGCTTTGCTATCCTTAATAGAAACCAAGTAGGTGTCGATAGATCATGGAACACTTACCAAGCCTTAGATATGGGGTTATTCCAGCATATCAGTGGTTTGATAGAAGTAATGAATTATGTTAAGGAAGAGTGGGATGAGCTTATTGGTGTTACAAGACAGCGTAAAGGCAAGATAGAAGCATCTGAAACTGCAGCAGGAGCAGCAGCAGCTAGCTATAATTCCACAGTTATCTCAGAAAGAGTGTTCTCTAGATTTGAAGAGTTTGTTCAGAGAGAGCTTGCTGGCTTAATAGACCACTCTAAGTTAGCTTGGTTAGATGGCAAAAAGAGAGTATGGTACGGTGATGACATGAGAACTATCATGGTTGACATCGATCCAGTAGTTTATTGTGAGACAGAGTTTGGTGTGTTTGTCTCTAAATCACCTAGAGATGTACAAAATCTAGAGATGGTTAGGCAACAAGTACAAGCTTTTGCTCAGAATGGCATGGCTCCTTCTACCTTAATCGACGTAGTGAGAGCTAGATCACTGTCCAAGCTTCAAACAATCCTTAAAGAGAAAGAGCAAGAAGCAATGACTGCCCAACAACAAGCACAAGTTTCTGAGCAAGAAGCTGCTGAACGGCAGATTATGATTCAGGAACAATACAAAGAGCTTGAAGGAGTAATCCAAGAAAGATTAATAAACGTAGAATACGACCGTAAAGAAGACCTTGAGCACATTAAAGGTGCTTACTCAACATTTAAGAATGTTGAAGGTGACGGTGATAATAACAATAACGGCATACCTGATGCAGCTGAAGTTCAAGCTAACTTGATTCAAGCTCAGGGAATCTTCTCTAAAGAACAAGTAGAGAGGGAGAAAATCAGGTCTACTGAACGACAGAAGGCCAGAGAACTAGATTTAAAAGAACGAGAACTTAAACTCAAGAACAAAGACATAGACACTAGACTACAAGAAACTAAGATTCAAGCAAAGACTGCTTTGAAGAATAAGGTTGCTGGGGAAAAATCTAAATCTAAATAAATAAAGCATGAATGCTGAAGTAAAGACGGCTATTATAAGCTTCTCTGGCGCATTGGTCTCTGGATCTATTGGATGGATACAGATACAAACACTCACTGAAACCATTGTTGTTGCTGCAATAAGCACAATAATCGGTTATTATGGTGGTAAACTTTTGAAGTACATTGATGAAGCAATTAAAAAGAAACTCAAATAGCTTAATAAGTTATAAGATAACGAATAACAATAATAGTTTCTCTGCTTCCCGTACATTTACATAACTAAAACTAACTGAAACATGGCTAAGGAAAAGGAAAAGAAGGTCGAGACTCGATCATTGCTTGACTTTAACGAGGAAGACTTACTTTCAAGAAAGGCTCCTGTCTCTGATGAAGAGGAAGAAGAGGAGGAAGTAGTTGACCCAGAAGAAGAGGAAGAGGAAGAAGATACCAAGATTGTTCCTAAACGCAAAGTTGTAAAGGCTAGCGGGAAGGGAAAAAACTCTGATATAGCTCCTCCTAAATCTAAGAATAAAGCTCAAGCAGAACCTGAAGAGGAAGAAGAAGTTGAGGAAGAGGAAGAAGACTTGGAATCTGAAGAAGAGGAAGAGAATGAAGACTCTGAGCAAGAGAAAACTAGTCTTGATGAAGCTGCAGCCTTTTATAGTAAGGTTAGCTCAATCACAGGCAATGATGTAGAAGTCGATTATGGTGATGTAGATCCCATAAGTCCTGAAGGAGTAGCGATTCGTGAAAGAGCGCTTGTTGACAAAACAATAGAAGATTTTGTTGAGCGAATCAAGAATAATTATCCTCAGGTCTACGAAGCACTAGAGTACGCTCATAACGGTGGAGACGTAGAAGACTTGTTTAGAGGTCAGAAGGACTACTCTAAAGTACAGATTCAAGAAGATGATGAAGATCATGCTAAGCAGATCCTAACTGAGTACTACCAAGCTAAAGGAATTACTAGTGATGCCAGAATCAAACGAATGATCATGGCTGACGCAGAGTCTGAAGATGGTTTGGTTAAGACAGCACAAGGAGTTCTCAAAGAGATGGCAGATGCTCAGGCTCAAGAAAGAGCTGAGGAACTAGCCACTCAACAAAGAGAAGCTCAAGCACAGCATGCTAGAGACAAGAAGTTCTTGGAAAGTATGCAGCAAGTAATCTCTACTAGATCACTAGGTAATTTTAGTATTCCTAGTTCTAGAGATGCAGCAGAATTCTTTAGTTATGTTAAACAGCATCTTCAAAGAGATGGACAAGGTGGTTATCTAATCATAACTCAAGTAGATCCTTCTCAGATAGAACAACAACTTCAAGCTGAGTACTTTAAGTACAAGAATGGCAACCTTGAAGGTTTAATTAAGCGAAAAGCTGCAACAGCTCAAGCACAACGACTAAGACTAAATGTCCAGAAGAGTGAGAAGAAAAGAACCTCACCTGAGGACACTAAACCCAGGTTCAAGTCAATAAAAGACTTTGAAACCTAATACTTGTAACCAATAACAATTAACAATAACTTTTAACAAACATGGCAGGAAATCGTGGTAATAAGTTTCGCTTCCAGGTGCAACAAGACATATTTGATTCCACTGCGATGCTCGATGAACTCAACTTCTACGCAGCACGTAATGGAAAACCTGAAGAGCTGACAATGAAGCTAACCTGGCTGCTGGGAGACAACACGAGGTCCTTCCCGCTAGCCATGAGCACAATGGGTGACATTGTGAACACAAGCGTAGGTGGATTTAAGAAATCTAACAACAAAGTTAGAGAACTGGATGATCCGCAATTCACATGGCCGGTGATGAGCCGACTTAACAAAGCAGTAGAAGTATTCAGTGCAACACCGACTACTAACGCTGGACTTGGACAAACTGTTTTCCAGATTACTTTCAAGGATAACTGGTTCAAGCGTAATTATATGATCGAATCTCCTCTTGGTGTACAAGCTTACATCCTAGGCGATGGTCAAAAAACAAACGATGGTTATACTTACAACGTACAGTTAAACGCTGTATCTGATAAGGCGATCTGTCCTGCTTCTGAACTCCAAAATGGTGTTCTCTGGGCCGATCTTAACACCTTTAACCCTGAATCTCAATCTAGAGGTACTGAGTTTAAGCGTGTAGCTCCTGGTAAGTACAAAAACCAACTGTCATTCATTCGTCTATCTCACCAGTGGGCAGGTAACTCTGCTAACAAGGTAATGGCAATAACCATTGACCCTGGTAACGGTGAAGGTCCTACAAAGATGTGGATGGACTTTGAGCACTATCAGTTCGAGAGAGCATGGCTTGAAGAGTGTGAACACTTATTCTGGTACTCTAGATACAACCGTAAAGCAAATGGTGAAATACCGCTGAAGGATGTACTTACTGGAAAAGCAATCCCGACTGGTGCTGGTCTGCTTGAACAGATCAACAACTACACAACTTATACCAGACTTACTTACAACTTCCTCCAGAATGTTGTAGCTAACGCTCTCTTCGGTCAATCAGACACGGACGGTATGAGTATCACACTTTACACTGGTAAAGGTGGTATGAGAGAATTTGACCGGGCAATGAAAGAAGGTGGAATTACTCAGATGATCCTCGGTGGAGGTGCTGGTAATGTAGCTGACAAATTCATCACTGGTAATAACTACAACCTAGCATTAGGTGGGTTCTTTGACACAATGTACCATATCGATGGTTACCTGATCAAGGTTAAGCATAACCCGATCTTCGATTACGGACGTAGAGCAGTAAAATCGCCTCTGCACCCTGAAACTGGATTCCCTCTGGAGTCTTACAGAATGGTGTTCGTAGACGACGGTATGTATGAAGGTGAGCCGAACTTGATGTTCGTATGCGAGAAAGGAAGACGATTCCTTCACGGTGTAGTAAGAGGTTTAACTCCTATGCCTAAGCAGTACCAGATCCTATCAGGTATCGGTAACATCTCTGCTGGTGACCTTGCTCTAATCAACTCTGACGTTGATGAGGCTTCTTACCACAGATTCGCATCAGGTGGTATTAA